AGACTTTCAATCGTCTAACCGATGGAGAGATGCAAGTTTAGTAAGATGGCACGATGGTTCTATGCGACCAGTTGGTGGATGGACAACTAGAAAAGCTAGTGCATTTGCATCAGCACCTAGAGCAATGTTATCTTGGCTTGATAACTCAAGTGACTCATATTTAGCAAGTGGAACGTACAACAAGCTCTACTATGTAAATCCATCAAATACGGTTTATGACATAACACCATCAGGATTAACATCAGGTAATCTCAACGGATCATTGAATCTTGGTTACGGTGGTGGATTTTATGGTCTAGGAAACTGGAATTCAGCTCCTACGTCATCAGGTGTTTACCAAGAAGCTACGACATGGTCATTAGATACATGGGGTGAATACCTTATGGCTTGTTCATCTAAGGATGGCAAGATATACGAATGGCAACTAAATACAGGTGTAACAGCACAACAAGTGAGCAACGCACCAGTAAGTAATAAAGGAATAGTAGTTACAGAAGAAAGATTTGTATTTGCACTTGGCGCTGGTGGTAATCCTAGAAAAGTAGCATGGTGTGATCAAGAGAATAATACATCATGGACAGCATCAGCTACAAACCAAGCGGGTGATTTTGAATTACAGACCGTTGGTCAGATAATGTTAGGTTTAAGAATGCGTGGTAGAACTTTAATTCTAACTGATAATGATGCTCATGTAGCAACTTATTCAGGCGCACCATTTGTATATGGCTTTGAAAGAGTTGGTACAGCTTGTGGTGTAGCATCAAGACGAGGAGCAGTAGCAATTGACGAAGGAGCTTTTTGGATGGGTAAAAGGAGTTTCTTTACATTTGATGGTTCAGTAGCAAAAGAAATTAATTGTGAGGTTGCTGATTATGTGTTTGACGATATAAATCAATCACAAATTAGTAAGGTGTACGCTGTACACAATTCTCAACATAGTGAAATATGGTGGTTTTATCCATCAGGAACGTCTAACGAAAATGATAGATATGTTGCACTTGACTATAAAGAAGGACATTGGTCAACAGGTGAATTAGATAGAACTGCGGCTGTAGATCAAGGTGTATTTAGCAACCCTATATGGGCAGATGCTAGTGGCAACGTATACAATCAAGAAACAGGATACACGCATGGAAGTACAAAACCATATGCTGAATCAGGTTCTATAAGTCTTGGTAACGGTGATAGCATAATGAAAGTAACACAACTTATACCTGACGAAAAAACACAAGGACAAGTAGAAGTTACGTTTAAGACACGTTTTTATCCAAACGATACTGAGTCCTCACACGGTGCATTTACGCTTGGTAATCCTACAGATGTTCGATTTCAGGGTAGACAAATGCGTATAAAAATACAAGGCACAGGTAACGAAAACTGGAGATCAGGTGTTATGAGAATAGAAGCTAACGCTGGAGGTAGGCGATGAGTTCGCAAACACCACCACCACCTTTAGGATCAGATTGGAAACCGTGGGGTGAGAGATTAAATAGTTTTTTAACAACAACAAGAAACAAGTTACAGTTTTATAATTCTGACAGTAAAGCTACACAAGATGGAATAATTATGTGGGATGAAGCGCAAAATGCTGTGGTAGTCAGTAAAAACGGAGCTTGGGTTAAATTAAAATACGATCCATGACATTAGCAAAAGAATTATTAAGATGTGAGCAATGGATAAAAGCGGCACTAAACAAAGGCGGTGACACTCATGACTTTAAAGATGTGGTTGATGGGGTAATAAGTGGCAATATGCAATTGTGGTTAGGAGCCAACGGTTGTGCAGTAACTGAAATTGTAGTGTATCCTAATAAGAAAGTATTACACGTTTTTCTTGCTGGTGGAGATCAAGGACAAGGAATTGAACAAATTACAGACATGCATGATGATGCAATGGCATGGGGTAAAGCACAAGGGTGCGATGGTATGACAGTAACAGGGCGTAGAGGATGGAAAAAAATCTTACAGCCAAGAGGATGGACTGAACAGTTCACAACATTATTAAAGGAGTTTTGACATGAGTGGTGGTGGCGGAAAGAGTGGAAGTGAATCAAAAGAAACTAGTTTACCTGAATGGCTAAGAGCGCCAGCAGAACGTAATTTACAAAGAGCTGAAGATATACAAAGATTAGGCTACATGCCATATCGAGGCCCTGAAGTAGTTGGTTTTACAAATAATCAAATAGCAGCTATGCAGAATAATAATGATGCAGCTCGTGCCTTTGGTTTTGCTGCACCAATAGATGGAATGGCGGGAATGCCTACAACCCAAATGTACGCTGGTGGTATTAGTGGATATGATTCAAATGCTATATACGACCAAGCACTTGCAGACACACAAGCCTATCAACCTGAGACTGTAGATCAATACAACGCATTATTTGGTAAGAACGTAGCAACTACTGCTAATCCAAATCCAAACCCAAATCCAAATGGTATAGCCAGTTTAGGTGGAGGCAATAAAGACTTAACGTATCAAGAAACTATCGATGAAATGTATCCAAATGGTTACAAGCCAAATACACCTACAGATACGCAAAACTATTTAGACGATAGTCAACTAAATTATCAAACAATAAATAGTGCATACGATAACTATAACTCACCTGGACATCCTAGTAATGCTAATTACAATTACAGCCCAACTTATCAACCATCTTTAACTGGTACGACAATGGATGATACAGCAGATATAGAAGCTGGAATGCAACCTCAGTTATCAAGTAGATTAGATAGCAAAGGATATACACCAACAAACGTAAGTAGACCGATAGATGAAATTATGGCGGATTTTTTAGCGGGAAAGTAGTAGGGAGCGATGTAGCTCCCATATCCCAATTAAATAGTGGTTTGACCATGCCTATAGGAGACAATTTAGTAGGCAATGAAATACCGGGGCAACCGGGTATATTATCTGCTTTTTCAGAGAATGATGCTGGAATGGTAGATGCTAGAAGAAACTTTCTATTTAACAGGGATTTAGATTTAGGCAGACCGGGAGATGCTAGTTATGTGCCTTTTAAACCTGATGTAAGTCAATCTATGATGAGTAGTGGCTCTAATAGTGGGCGAGGCATTCCTACAGTAAGATCAGACTCAGTAATGAGAGACGTTGGAGAAGGAATGGGAGAAAACCTTGCTGAAGTATTACGCAAAACACAAGGAATTCAAAGTAGATATGGCAATCCTGACGATAAAAGTCCTGATGAAATAATGAATGAATTTCGTATAAATGAAGCTGAGAACGCATTTCAAGGTATGGACAATAACAGATCATTACTACAAAAGACAGGCGATGCAATTAGTAATAGATATGATGGTGTAATGGACACACTATATAATCCAAATGCACCTGAAGGTGGTAGTGGTTATTACAATTCAATAATGGGTTACCCAATGCGAGTTGTAGCTGGTGGTAATGTTTCTGAAGAAGCTATTGCTGCTCACAGAGCAAACAAAAGATTAGACACACCTTTTTGGAGTGATGGTACAGGATTAGCTGGATACAAAGACGAAAACCTTAATAAACTCGATGGTTCAACCTATATACCAGTATCTGATGCAACAGATGGTTATCATTTTAGATCAGGTAAAGATGCTGGTAAATTATCAGGTACAAACACTTTACCATTTGGTGGTATACCGATGGCAATAGCTGGACACGGATACCAACAGGCAGCGGGTTTATTAGATGGTACATTTGGTAAGAACGCTTATTTACAGGCTGTTGATAATGCAAGAGGAGTAGCTGCAAGTGGTAATGCACCAGCAGTACAGGGTATATTTGACCGTATGGATGCTGGAAAAGCTAGAGATGAAGTTATAAAAGAAAGAATTGCAGATGGCACATTTGAACCTTTTAAGAAAGGCCCAACTTATGATGAACCAAAACAAACAGTTGCAGATCGTAAAGGTTATACACCTAAACCAGCATCTAAACCAAAAGTGAAAGTAAGTTATAATAAAAACAAACCTGTTGCTGTAAAGAGTAAGCCATCAAGAACACCAACACCAAAACCTAGTAGAACTACAGGTAGCAGAGGTGGCAGAGGCAATGTAGGTGCAAGAAAAAGATTAACAGGTGGTAGATAATTAAATGGAGATAACGTAATGGCTGGACAAGCAAACGGTGGGCAAGTAACTAAACCTAATCCTTTGGATCAAGGTAGGTATGTAGGCAATCCAAATCATAACCTAAAAAATAAACCTGTTTTGCCAAATTTAAATGTTGGAATACAAGATACAGCAATGCGCAACCCCGATGGCTCGTATATGGGTAGTGGTTCAATTGGAACTCTTGTGCCACCATCTAGACTTGAAACTGGCGGTATTGGTCTTAGATTACCGGGTGCTGATTTACAATCACAACAGCCTGATTATATGAAAGGTTTTCAACCACCGGGCATCTCTACTATGGATAGTAGACAATATATGCTAGATGGCAAACAAATGACAGGTTCAAGCACATATATTAATGCGCTTCAAGATCACTTAAAATCTATTGGTAAAAGTGATTTATTTAGTGAAGGAACTGGAAATGTTTTATCACAGACACCGGGATTACAAGGTATAAGAGATGAAAATGGTAATTTAGTAAACAATCCAGTAGCACCAATAAATCGAACACCAATAAATGGAGCGCAAGTTGGGGGTACTGTTACTCCATCACCAGCAAACATTAACACGTTAGCTGCGGAAGGTATTAAGGCTGCGGGAGCAACAACAGGTCAAGGACTTAGTTATACTCCAGATCAAGTTTCAGTAGCTGGTAATAGCGCTACAATAACACCAACTAATGTTTCTAATGCTAATGTCGTAGGTTCTAATATGATGGCGCAACAAGTTGGACAACAAAATGCTAGTCCTCAAGTCATGGCAGAGAGATTAGCTAATGCTAATATATCTCAATACATGAATCCATATACAGACGAAGTTATAAAGGCTAATGAAGCTGATGTACTGCGTAGCACTAATATGGGATTGAATATATTAGGCGCACAAGCTCAAGCTGCTGGTGGATTCGGTGGATCAAGACATGGAATTGCAATGGGTGAAATGGGTAGAGGTATGACAGATGCATTAGCGAGAACGTCTGCTGGATTAAGACAAGCTGGATTTAAAAACGCTCAAGAAGCTGCTAGTCAAGACATTGCTAATAACATGCAATCTCAATTAGCTAATCAACAAGGTGGTCAATTTGACATTAGTAGAAATATAGATGTACAAAGAATGAACCAAGCTGCTAACTTACAAGCTGCTCAACAAAACCAAGCTAACGCTTTGCAAGCTGCTCTAGCAAACCAATCTACAGGTTTACAAGCTGGATTAGCAAATCAAAGCTACAATTTTCAAGGTCAAAGAGCTAATCAACAAGCTGGTCAACAAGACATTTCAAATAGATTACAAGCAGCACTTGCTAATCAAAGCGCTGGACTTTCAGGTAATGCTCAACGTATGGGCGCTGCACAACAATTAGGTAGCCTTGCAAATCTTGGATTTGGTATGGGGCAGACAGTTAATAATAATTTAGCACAACAAGGAGCTATGCAACAAGCATTACAACAGATAATTCTTGATAATGCTAAAGCTAAGTTTGCTGGATATGCTGGTCAACCAGCTGCTGGTATCGGATATTTATCAGGAGCATTAGGAGCAACTCCAACAACTAATACAGAGACATTAACTAAAACACCAGGTTTATTTGATTACCTTACGCTTGGTGCATCAATGATGGGGAAATAAAATGGCAATAGGTTTAGGGCAAATACTTATAGGCGGTCTCTTAGGTAATGAGATTGGCAAACGAGGTGGTTTAAGTGGTTTATTAGGCAACGTAGATCAAGGTGACACAGGCAGATTAGAGAATGAACCAATGGGTGTTATGTCACAAACTACGCCTACACAAACCGCACAAGCTCCACAGCAACAAGGTGGTGGAGTGATGGATATGTTTAATAATATTAGTCCTGAAAAAATGGCTCGTATGGGCATTGCGTTCAACTCTATGCGCTTACGACCTGATGCTAATATTGCTAAATCTTTTGAAAATACTATTGATAGAGCTACTGCAAACACTCAAAAAAATGCCTCTGTTGAAGCGTTAATTCAGATGGGTAAGCCTAACCTAGCTAATTTAGTTAAATCAGGTGCTATGCCATTAGATACAGCTATGACATTAGCATTTAAAGAAGGCAAAGGAGATACAACAGGAACTATAACTTGGATGGAAAGTTTTAGAGGTAAAGGAACTCCTGAACAAGATGCCTTAGTAGATTCATACACAGCATTAATGGAAAGTGCTAAAGGTGATCCAGCAGCTATTAGATCATATGTTGAAATGTTTAGTAATGACTTTGGTATAGGACAAAAAAATCTAAAAGATACAACAAGTGGCATACAGATACAACAGCAAGATGGTACTGTCATGGGTGTCGAAATGAAAGAAGGTCAAAAATATACTGTTGTAACAGATGAATTTGGAAAGCAAACAGTCAATATTATTGATGGTGCAATGGGTGAGTCTGAAAGCATGAAATATGAAAGAGAATTAAAACAAGAAATGGATGCCGATGATCGTAAACTAGCTGTAACACGTTCTCGTGAAGCATATTTAGAAGCTAGTAGTGCAATGGACTCAGTACAAAAATACCAAAACATTCAGCAAGTATTAAAAAACCCTGATGGCACTTTCAATGAGGATGCGATTACAGGTTGGGTAGCTGATATGTTTCCAGCGTTTAAATCCGAACAAGCAATTATTAGAAGTACAGCCAATTTGATGGGTATTGACGTAATTAACATGGCAACCTTTGGTGCATTATCAGAACGTGAAATGAAAATGGCTATGGCAACAAATTTAGATGTTAAATTACCACCTGAAGAACTTTACAAACAGATAACAGAGATGGTTGAAGCAAGAAGAAAACTAGCAAACGCTATGCTTGAAAGATCACAAAGAATCTCTGAGTTAGGCTCATACGATGCGTATCAAGAAGAACAGACAATAGAAAGACAAGGTCATTTAAAGTCAAGATATAGATTAATGAGCGATGATGTTAAACAAGAAATAATGATTGGTCAGTATAACTATGACACTAGAAACAACCCTGAAATTACATTTGACCAATGGAGTTCTGCTAACAAAAAAACAGGTTATGACATTTGGAATACATTTAATTTTAATAGTAGAGCATCATTAATTGCTAATATGGATGGTATGACATCTAAAAAGTTTAATGAGATAATGGGTAATACTGAATTTGCCGCTAATTGGTGGGCAGCTAATGTAGGAGCAGATTAATGTCAAGTTTAAAAACTACTAGTAGTATATATGAAGAAGTTGATCAAGATAATCAAGTAGGTGTAACTGTTGATTCAGAATACGCAACTAGTAGAGCTGGTGACGATCGTAATCAAGCTATATTTGCAGAGTCAAGTCCAACTGTATCGGTGCCGGGAAACGGTGCTGTAGTTGGTCAAAATGTAGATTCACAAAAACTTAGAACAGTAGCTGGAGGACTAACATTCCAATTTGCCGATGAATTAGAGGCATTTGCAAGATCATTAGTGAATGATAATATTGATTATGCTACAGTTAAAGCTGAAATTAATAAAAAAGTAGCAGACTATGCAAAAGAAAACCCTACAGAGGCAATTGGACTGGAGTTAGCTGGAGCTGCAGTGCCTACAATAATTAGTTTGTTTGGAGGCCCACCAGCTTGGGGTGCTTCTGTAGCAAACATATTTAGAATTGGAAGAACTGTATTTCAATCAGGTAATACTTCTAGCAAAACATCAACAGCAATGACAATGGCTAAATCAGGTACAGGAGCTGGTGTTTATTCTGTTGGTGAAAGCGATGATAAAAGTTTAGGTGATTTTGGTACTGGTTTTATAATTGGTGCGCCAATAGCTGGTTCGTTTGTTTTAGGTGGCAATGTTCTTTCAGGAATTAGTACATATGTAATGCATGGAGCTAAAAGAATGTTTGGTGGCACTACAACTGAGTTAGCGGTTAGAAGAGAACTAAACAAACTTATGAAAGAATCAGGAAAAACCGAAGATGAAGTTATTGTCGATTTGATGAATGGTAAATTATTTAGTGAAAATCAAACTTTAGTTGCTTTAATTCGTGAAACTGTCAAAGGAAAAGGAAAAGCTCCTGAAATATTAAAAAGTATTCATTTAGGTAAAAAAGCTGAAGGTGATATGGATGCTATTGTAAGCAGACCAGCAAAAACAAGAAGGGATGTCTTAGATGCAATGCAAAGTGATGCTACAGGAACTAAAGTTGATAATAACCTTATTGAAGTTTGGGAAGCATCGCAAGATGTGATCAAAAAGAATGAAAGTGATCTATATGACCTTGTTTTCAAAACTAAAGGTGGAAATCCAAATTTAGTAAAAGGTAATGATAACGGAATGCTAATGGATATATTGGAAGCTGCCCAATCAAAGAATACAGGAGTGTTTGAAAAATTAGAAACTATTTATGATCTAGATAATTTAGTTCCTTTGTTTACAAAAAATAAACAAGGTGTTATTAGAATGTTAAGACAGCCTCGTTTAGAAGATATTGAAATAGTTAGGCGCACTTTATCTCAAGCAGCATTTGAAACAGCAGATGGTGGTATTGCATCTCGTTTATCAGCAAGAGCTGATGCATTAAGAACTAAATTAGATAATTACGGTGAAGTTGGTGCAAAACTTAAAGCCATAAGACAACAAGCAAGTAATGTTAGAAGAGGTCGAGAAGCATATGACTACGGTAAAGGTATACTTACTAATAAAGAAATGAACTCTGCTGAAGTTGTAGAGGCTTGGTTAAACACAAAAAATAGAGGTGTTATGAACAGAGATGTTCCGGGCGTAATGAATGCTTTACGTATAGGTGTAACACAGGCACTAAAAAATCAAAAAGATTCTAAAGGTTTAAGAGATATAGCAGATATGGATGGTAGGCTACAACAAATAATGAGACAACTGTTGCCTAAAGACAAAGTAGATGACACAATGGACTTAATAGACACCGCCTCAGATGCTTCTAAGATTGCGCCTCAATATGGTGGTAACTACAATTCACAAACTGCTGAAAAAATACAAGCAGCAAATATAGCTGGAAGAAACGCAGAAGGTGGTCTGCAATTAAATCCAGGCGCTATATTTAGTATGGCAGTTAATTATCTACGAAAAGATGGTGGATTAAGTGCTGAACAAGCTGAAGAATATGCTAGGCTAGTTACAACTAGTCCTGAAAAATACAAAGTATTAGAAGAGGCAATAGTAAAAGATAATTCAATGGGTTTATTTAATAGAGTATTAGATTCAATGATTACTGGTGCATCACAAGTTGGAGGTGATGTTGTAGCTAAAGAAGGTGCGAGTGAAATAAATCAAACTTTTGATCCAGTAGGCTCATCAGGAATCGAAGGACTGTTAGGCATGGTAACTTCACGAGTGGGGATGTAAATGGCAAAATTAGAAAAAATGACAGATGATCAAGTACAAGACATTGCTAGTGATGCAGTCAAGAATGCTATTAGTTTCATTGAAAGTGAAATTGCTGAAGATCGGATAAAATCTCAGCGTTATTTTGAAGGTGAGACAGATATAGGACAAGAAGAAGGTAGAAGTAGAATTGTGTCTACTAAAGTGCGTGATACCATTCGAGCTATCAAGCCAAGCCTTATGCGTGTCTTTTTATCTTCAGAAAATGCAGTAGAGTATGTTCCTACAAGCCAAGAAGACGTTAAAAGTGCAGAACAAGCTACAAAATATGCTAATTACAGATTTAATGAATTAAATGGTTACACGTTACTAAATGATGTAATCCACGATGCATTAGTTAAAAAAACAGGTGTATTAAAAGTATGGTGGGAAGACAATACTGAAGAAGAATTCTTTAATTTCTCAAATGTCACAGAAGAAGAAATGACAGCTATTGTAAATGAGCCAGATGCTACAGTTATAGAGCAATCTATGGAAATGACTATGGAGATGGGTGAAGATGGCATGGAAATGGAAATGCCTGAGTACACTTTAAAAGTTAGTTACAAAAAAGAAAAAGGTAAATTACAGATTGAAGCATTACCACCTGAAGAATTTATTGTAGATCGTAACGCTAAGTCCGTTGACGATGCATACATAGTTGCACATCGAACAGAAATGAGAGTAAGTGATCTTGTGCAAATGGGTTACGATTATGACGTAGTATCTGAGCTTTCAGGATTATCTTCTGATGATACCTATACAGATACTGAAGCATTCGAGCGTAAAGGTTATGAGCAAGATGAAGAGGCTAATACGTATGACGTATCAATGAAATTAGTTGCTGTTACTGAAGCCTACATGAAGATGGACAAAGAAGGTACTGGTATAGCTTCTATGTATCGAATTCTTATGGCTGGCGGTGACAATAAAATGTTAGAGTGCGAACCGTGGGGTGAAGTTCCTTTTGCAGTATTTGAAGTTGATCCTGAACCACACACGTTCTTTGGTCGTAGTGTCGCAGATTTAATTATGAATGATCAAGACTCTTCTACAGCAATGTTGAGAGGAATGATGGATAACGTAGCATTAACTAACTCTCCAAGACAAGGTTATGTACAAGGGCAAGTTAATGTAGACGATTTAATGAACAATGAAATTGGTGGTCTAGTCAGAATGAAGTCACCACAGGCGCTTGTTGATATTGCAACACCATTTGTTGCTGGACAAGTTTTATCAGCAATGCAATACATGGACAATACTGTAGAAGGCAAAACAGGAGTGTCTAAAGCCTCACAAGGACTTGATCCTGATGCTTTACAAAACACGTCAGCTACAGCAGCTCGTTTACAAGCGCAACAAGGATCAGCTCAAATAGAGGTCATGGCTCGAAATATTGCCGAGGGCGGGATGAAGCGTTTATTTAAACTAATGTTACATCTACTAGTAGAAAATAGCTGTGAAGAGACTTTAATGCGTTTACACGGAGAATTTGTGCCTATTGATCCACGTTCATGGAACACTAATATGGATGTTTCTACAAATGTAGGGTTAGGAACAGGTAAAGAAGAGACTAGACAAATGGCTTTACAACAAGCTCTAACAATGCAAATGCAAATATGGTCTACCTATGGCAATCAAAATGGCTTAGTTACCATGACAGGTATTAGAAATACGCTTGGTGATATGTTGGCTTTAGCTGGCGTTAAAAATATAGATAGATACTTTAACCCAATGACACCTGAAACAGAGCAGATGTTGATACAACAACAAGAACAATTAGCAGCGCAAAATGAAGAGAGTGCTTTGACAGATGCACAAGCACTATTACAATCAGAACAATATAACGCTGATAAACAAATGGAAATGCAACAATTGAAGTTACAAATTGAAGCACAAAAAGCTATTGCAATAGATGATAGAGATCGAGACAAAATGGATCAAGACCTATTAATAAAAGCAGCTGAAATCTTAGGTAAATACGGTACTGCTGTAGATACTGCTAACATAAAAGCAGCTCAGCAAGAAGCAAGATACCCTGATCAAGCACCATCGCAAGCAGTAAGCGGAGGTAGATTTTAGTGTCTAACAAACTATCAATTGTAGAAAAAAGCGCTAAAATGAGAACATTACAGGCTGATGACACGTTTCAATTAGCCTTAAAAGAGATTACTGAGCAGCAAGTTGCTGTTTTTGTAGATGCTGATTCAACAACAGATCAGCGAGAGAAAGCACACGATATGATATGTGCGCTTAGAAAGATTGACGATTATTTCGACTCCGTAAAAACGGATGAGGTAATGCTCAATCATAAATTAACCAAAGGAGAATCAGCACCGTGAGTGAAGCGACTGAAAATCAAATGGATGGCACTATAGAAAGTGCAGTATCGAGCTTAATAGCTCCTGAAGAGACAATAGAAGAAACAATAGAAGAAGAAACTCAGGAAACGGAAGAAATATCTGCTGAGTCTGAAGTTGAAGATGATATTGAATCGGAAGAAGATGTAACTGAAGATGATGAGGTTGAAATAGAAGCCTCTGATTCTGATGAGGAATACGAAGACCAAGTAGAGGATGCCAGTCCTGAAGAGCCTCAATTGTATACTGTCAAGGTAGATGGACAGGAGACAGAGGTATCCTTAGAGGACTTAAAGCAAGGCTATAGCGGGCAAAAGTATGTCCAAAAAGGTATGCAAGAGACAGCAGACATGAAAAAAGAAGTGGCTACTGTCTATGAAGCATTAAAACAAGAACGACAAGCAATAGCGAATTTACACCAATCGCTACAAAACGGTAATATTGCAACTCCCCCTGAAAAACCTACAAAAGAAATGTTTGATGCTGATCCAATAGGATATATGCAAAAAAACATTGAGTTTGAGGAGCAGATGGGTAAGTACAATGAGCAAATGGCACAACTTCAACAAGTCTCACAACAAAATAGTGTGGCGAGTGAAAATGCTTATAAGGCTTATTTACAAGAGCAAATGCAAATATTACAGAAGGAGATTCCTGATTTTGCTGATCAAAAGAAAGGTCAACAACTTAGGGAAAAACTTGTTAGTACAGGAACAAATCATTACGGTTATACCAATGAGGAAATTGCTGGAATAACAGATGCAAGAGCTATCAAAGTTTTGCATGATGCACAAAAGTATCAAGATATTATCTCAGGCAAGTCAAAGGCTAAAGTTAAAACTAAGTCTGCGAACCCAGTTATAAAACCCGGTGCTAAAAAGACATCAACTCCAAAAGCTAAAGTTCGTTCACGCCAAATGGCAAAACTCAAGGGATCAGGTGATATGAAAGATGCACTTGATCTAATACTTAATAATTAACGGAGAATTATAATGGCTCAACCATCAAATACGCTGGACAGTTATGACGTTAAGGGAATTCGAGAGGACTTATCAAATGTTATTTATGATGTAAGTCCTGAAGAGACTCCTTTTTACTCATCACTACAAAAAACAAAAGCAAGTAACACTTACCATGAATGGCAGACAGACTCATTAAGAGCATCGGCTGCAAATGCGCATATTGAAGGAGATGCAACGACTGCCGAAGCACGAGGTGTCACGACTCGTTTAGGCAACTACTGCCAAATCTTCAAAAACGCAGTTGTGATACCTGATACAGACGAAGGACTAGACAAAGCTGGTCGTTCTGCTGAGATGGCATACCAAATTCTGAAAATTGCTAAAGAACAAAAGCTAGACATTGAGAAGGCTTTGTTTGATAACAATAAGTATGAAGCTGGTTCTTCAACAGCAGCTAGAGAACTAGCTGGACTAGGCGCATACATGAAAACTAATGTAACAAACATTGGTGGATCAGGTGGTGCAAACCCTACAGGTACAGTTCCGGGCAACACAGCTCGTACTGATGGAACTCAGACAGCATTTACTCAAGCTGACTTTGACTCTACTATGCAATCTATTTGGACTAACGGTGGTAAGGCTTCTTCAGTTTACCTATCAGCTTTCCAAATGAATATTGCTTTAGGCTTCACAGGTAACAACAACCAAAGATCAACTGTTAAATCAGAAAGTCAAAAAGTTGTTAAGCACATGGATGTATATGTTACTCCGTGGGGAACTGTAGAGTTTATTCCTAGCAGAGAAAACAGAGGTCGTGATGTTTGGATTCTTCAAGACGATATGTTTTGTGCAGCTGTTCTTAGACCTACTAAGAATACTGAACTTGCTAAGACTGGCGATAACACAACACGTCAAGTGCTAACTGAATTAACTCTTGTTTCTAAAAACGAGAAGGCTTCAGGATTAGTAGCTGATTGTTCTACTTCATAAATTTGAGGTAAACTAACGGTGTGGGGAGTCCTCCTTAATCTCCCCACACTTTAAAAGGAGTAAGGATGAAGATTAAAGAACAGGTACATTTTGATAAAAAAGATAATAAAATCATAGTTGCGAAAACCTATGATGATCAAGATGTCTTAGATCGTGCTGAAAATTTACGAAAAGGTCGACATGGAATGACAGGTGAAAATCGTCTTGTCGGCACTATACCAATGCATGTTATACAAACATGGTGTAAAGAGGCTGGTATAAAATGGAGTGATCTAGAAGCTCGGAAAGAAGTGGTACGAAAAAATATTCTTAGTGGTGAATTCGATAAACTAAGAGTTTGGAAAGGAACTTTTTAATAATGGAGAACAAGCATGGCTGATACAACTACTTCAACGTACTCTTTGGTTAAGCCTGAAGTGGGAGCTTCGGCAGATACTTGGGGTACAAAATTAAACACAAACCTAGATACAATAGATAACCTGTTAGATGGTGGAGCGCAAATATCTCCTGATCTTACAGATTTAGAGATAGATGGCACAATAGTAACAGCAACACCAGCTGAATTAAATTATGTAGATGGTGTAACAAGTGCAATACAAACACAGTTAAACGCTATTACAGCTAATAACTGGGTTGTTACAGCAAGAATTACAGATGCGAATGTAACAACAGCTAAGATTGCAGATGCGAATGTAACAACAGCTAAAATTGCAGATGATGCAGTTACAAATGCTAAAATGGGTGCTGATGCAATAACAGGTGCAGAGATTGCAGATGATGCAATCAATAGTGAACACTACGTTGATGGAAGTATTGACACAGCACACATAGGTAACAACCAAGTAACAGCAGCTAAAGTTGCAGCAGATGTAGCAACTCAAGCAGAACTGGATACAGTTAGCACAGTAGCAAGTGCAGCTCTACCAAAAGCTGGTGGCACTATGACTGGTAATCTTGACTTAGGTGATAATAATAAATTGTTAATTGGTGCGGGTAATGATTTAGAAATATATCACGATGGTTCAAATTCTTATATTAAAGATGTTGGTGATGGGGATTTAAGATTACAAGGTCAAACAAATATTTTGTTATTAGATGGTGAAAATCATCATTATGTAAGATGTATAAATGATGGTGCTGTAGAACTCTATCACGATAATGCTAAGAAAATTGAAACAGAATCAGGTGGTGTTCAAGTACAAGGTAGTGTTTGGGCTACTGCGGGAAGATTTGGATTAGACTCTAACGACCATATTGACATTGAAACTACTACTATACAGTTCAAACTTAATGGCAACGAAGAAATGCGACTTGAAGCCGATGGTGACTTACACGTTGATGGTGATGTCATTGCTTACTCAACTACAATCTCTGATGAAAGACTCAAAGAAAACATTGAAGTTGTTGATGGTGCTTTAGATAAAGTCAAAGAACTTAAAGGTGTGACATTTACTCGTAAGCAAGATGGAGTAGAGTCTGCGGGTGTGATCGCACAAGATGTCGAGAAAGTATTACCTCAAGCAGTTAAGCATAAAGCCTTACCACTACAAACTGGTAATGATGAGTTGTTTAAGACTGTTCAGTATGATGCCCTACACGCATTACTTATTGAATCAA